ATGGTTGGTTAACCGGATACCTAACAGGTAACTCACTACCACCAAATGGCTTACCCGTCACACCAGGTACTGTATTTCCATCGAATGCATTAGTAGGCGACTACGTACTTCGTTTAGACTACTTCCCGAATAGATTATTCAGATTCGATGGTAACCGTTGGATTAAAGTAGAGGATAACGTAAGAACTAACCTAACTCCTGATGCATCAGATAATAAGACTCAGCGCAATAAGTTCGTAAATAACACAGATACACTAAGGACTAAAGAGCGTGGGGATATTCCTACACTACAAGGACTTAGTGATTTATTACGTCCTTCGGCAGATAATTAGAGAATAACATGGCAACACAATTTCATTACGATGCACAAATTAGACGATTTCTATTACAATTCACTAGAATGTTTAGTCATTATCAAGTGGAGTACGGCAAAGACGACAGTGGCAATCCAACATATCTAACTGTACCCATTAGATACGGTGATGCGTCAAGACAAGTACAACATATCATTCAAAACAACTCACAAAGTAGCATTTTAAATGTTCCTATGATGTCATTTCATATTAGTGGGTTAACATATGCTAGAGATAGAGTACAAGACCCACAATTCGTAGGTAAGATACAAGTTAGACAACGTGAGTACAATAGTAGCACAGAAACATACGAATCAACACAGGGAAATGCATTCACTGTTGAACGTGCGATGCCTTCGCCATATGATTTAAATATATCATTGGATATATGGACTAGTAATACTCAGCAGAAATTACAAATAATTGAGCAAATATTACCACTATTTAATCCAAGTTTAGAAATACAAAGTACGGACAATTACTTAGATTGGACTAGTTTGAGTGTAGTTGAATTAAATGATGTTAATTGGAGTTCACGTTCGGTTCCTGTAGGAACAGATGAACCAATAGATGTTGCTACATTACAATTCACAGTTCCTATATGGATTAGTTTACCTGCACGTGTTACTAAGATGGGTGTGATTCACAAAATCATATCTAGTGTGTTTGATGACAACGACATTGCCAATTTTGACCCATTGAATAGTGATGATATACTACTAGGAACAAGAGCAAAAATTACACCACATGGTTATCAACTATTACTAATAGGAAACCAACTACAGATTCTCAAAGCAAATGATATAGAAAACGTTAAAAATACATCATTCGACCCAATCACAACACAAGTTAGTAATATTAGTTGGAAAGCGGTAGTAGAGGAATACGGTGAACTTAAAAGCGGTATTAGTCAAATGAGATTAACAAACGATACCACAGGCAATGAGATAATAGGAACAATTGCATTTCATCCAACGGATGACAATATTATGCTATTCACTGTTGATGTTGATACCGTTCCCGCGAATACAGTATCAGCAATTGATGCAGTTGTGAATCCTTTGCGTAGTGGACCAGGTGTGCTTACAGGAAAAACGACATTTCCAAGTGCTATCACAGGACAAAGATACTTATTAACCGAAAGTACAGGGGATGTTAATAATCCAGCAAATGACGTTGCTACTGCTTGGAAAGGTACAAATGATGTACAATTAATTGCAAACACAAATGACATCATTGAATACAATGGTTCTAATTGGGATGTTGTGTTTGATGCAAGTGACTTATCTAATAAAGATTACGTTACAAACATAACAACTGGGTTGCAATACAAGTGGAATGGTACACAATGGGTGCGTTCGGTAGAAGGTGTTTATCCAGGTGGTGAGTGGAGTTTAGTATTATAAAAGAAGCAGTTGGTGTATGGTTTTTTGCACAAAGTACACAGCGTTATCTGTACTTGTTACGCAATGACATAAAGTATCCAGAACGTTGGGGATTGCCAGGTGGAAAGGTTGAAGGGAATGAAACCTTAATGGATGCAATTACCAGAGAATGCACAGAGGAAATGGGAGATATACCAACGTACACTAAACTAATCCCAATAGAAAAATTCACAAGTCCAAATAATAACTTCTTCTACCACACATTTTTCTGTTTATTAGATGACGAATTTATTCCTGTGTTAAACCATGAGCACATTGGATATGCTTGGATTAATAAAGGAGCCATACCTAAACCATTGCACCCTGGATTATGGGCTACATTAAAAATAGACGAAATCTATCAAAGAATTAAAACTGTAGAGGAACTGTACTCTTAAGAAATATCAGCGTATGACACGTACTCTTGTATTGTCATAGAATCTACATTTGGTAGGTACTTCCAACTTTCTGGCATGGCTCCGAACTTACGAACATGATGAAATTTCACAGTTGAGTAAGTTTTCATAACTTCATTAACTGAATTAATCATCTTTGTTTGTTCTATTGCACTATCATTATATTGGTCATACCCAAATAGAAATATTTCCTTGTGCTCATCAAAACAAGCAAGCCATACAGCAGTAGCATGCACTGTTGTCCTAGTGCTTTGTGGAATTAAATAAAATGCACCTTCGTTGTTTAAGCACCCACTTGTAGAAGTATAAACAATATTATCTTCATCGTAACCAACTTCTTTTAGTTCATCTAATGTATCTTGTCCAAGTGCTACTAAAAAGTCACATTTAAGTTTCTTATAGACATCCTGTACTCCGTACACTTGCATACTAAGACTACCTAGCAATCCACCGCTATGTCCTTCTAACCGATTTAATAAAAACCCTTCAATACTTGTTCCATCCGCAATACATGTTGCTCTGTCACTAACGTGCTTGTTTAAAATTGGATTTTCTATCCACTCACGTTCTTGTTCTTTCTTGCCGTTTTTATAGATTGTATTAGTGATTACAAATTCACCATCGTAATCACTGCGGTAGTGTTCTTCAATCACTTATCTTGCCCCCACTACAACTTCTATTATATCTTCATCATTTGTGTTTTTATTTTCTAACGATTTTCCAATTACAGAACCAGTTGTTGGATTATGATTTTCATTCCATACTACACCAACGCCACTAACATTACTAGAAACAATAATGTCTCCTTTCTCAACTACTCCAATAACTCTACATGGAACACGACCTTGTAGTGCAACGGGGACAATATATTCACCATTACATTCACTATTCATTAAGTAAGCAGGATTGGACGATACCACTGTATCTGTGCTTTCGTCCCAAATTAATGCTGTATTGGTGTTGTCCCCACGTTCAAAAACAATACCAATGTCGTTTGTGTTGGTACCATGCGCAGAGTTATTTAAAACAATTAATTCATCGTCAAATGCTGTAGTTGTTGTTTGAAATTGTCCTAATCTTGGTCTAGTTAAACCCATAGTTTTTTAATAATTCTAATACTGATGTATTTATTAAAAATAAGGACAAAGGGTATCACCACCTTATCTCTTGAGGAGAGAATAATTCTTGGGGGAGAGTGGTGATACATTTTTATTTATACATTGACGTGTATCACACCAAAATTCCACGAGGTGTCAAAACTTGCTTCGCCGTATTCAACATTATCACCAACTATAAATGGGTTTTTTTTACCAGCGCGATTTATAAACCCACTATTCGGTTTTGGTTGTACGTAAGCCATTGGTACCTCATTTACCAAGAAATTAATGCGAGATTTACCATACTTTTCCATTGTTATATCAGTAATATCTTCAGGAAGCATCTGCATTGGTTGATGTTTAATTTTTTTTCCATTAGAACTTATTGTGATAATTGAGCAATCAATGGTGGTATTAGCGTGATATCCAGCCTTTAGAATTTCTATTTTTTCTTCCAATGGTTTATTATCCCAATCAATAATAACCTTATCTCTTATAAAATCAATAAAATTATCAACAGCATCAACATCTCGCGTTCTATCCCAAGTTGTGTATTTACTGTTTGGTAAATACATGCACTTACCTCTTTTCGCACCCATCTCTACAAGATACGATGGTAAGACTCTTGAATATTCTTTGTAAATATCTTTTATACTTTCGATAGTTAAAAAGTTTTTACCAGATGGACTATATGTGTTGTGATTGTTATACTTTACAGAAAATCCATGTATTATCTTATCACCGTTGCATATCAGAACATCAGAAGGTCCACCCAATAAATCATTCTGCGTTGCCATAAGTGATACATAGTAATTCGGTAGATTTTTCCATTGTGCAACAAGTAACGAAATACTTTCATCCATAAGATTAATAGAATCCATTATTTTATCAGTCTGTGGATGGATATTAATAACCTCATTCAAGAACTCAGTTTGCTGTTGTTTACCCATAAACATATACGCAACTGCAAACTCATACCGAATACCAGTGTTTACATTTGTTGCTAATTTTTCATAGTCATTTTTATATAACATTCTAAGTTTCGTTTATGAAATTTAGAATATTTATATAACATATTTTGATAGACGATAAAAAAGGGAAACCGAAGTTTCCCCTTTTAGTAATTGAACAACGGGAACCTAAATTCCCATTGCAATTAGTAGATTGTTATACTCTACCAATAACCACTTCGATAACGCCTTCGCCACCATTGAAGTCTTCAATCGCCTTACCAATTACAGAACCCATCTTAGGGTCTGCTTCAGCGCGAGCCATGCCGTTACCAGCACTTACCATCATGTCACCTTTTTGTACTGCACCAGTTACTTTACATGGAACGCGTCCTTGTAATGCAACAGCGGCTTTAGTACCTTCTAATGAACTATTCATCAAGTAAGCAGGGTCAGTTGAAACAACACCAGCAATGCGACGGTCACCGTCTTCATTACATTGTGTTACTTCTGCATCACCACCAAAACAAACCACTGTACCGGCTTCGTAATCAGCATCTGCTGAGTAGTTCTCCGCTAAGTCAGCGTATTGTGCTGATGATGCTGTACCATATAACGTACCACACTGCATATCTGCATCAGAGTGCGTAGCACCATCAGTTGATGTAGTTGCTCTCCAACGGTCTGAACTTTCTTCCCAAACCATGTACGCATCTGTTCCACCACGCTCTGCTTGTAAACCAATGTATGAAGCAGAAGCACCTGAGTTGCCACTAGCACATTGAATAACTGCATCAGATACTGCTAAATTAGTAGTATCAATTGTAGTAGTTGTACCATTAACTGTTAAGTTACCACTTAATGTTAAATCAGTAAATGATGGACTTGCATCCAAGTTAACTGTAACAGTGTCACCAGTCATACTAGTGTTAACGTTTGTTCCACCAGC